GCGGCAGAGTTGAGTGGGCAGGCTGCGGCCCGTGAGGCCGCTGACATTCTGTCATGGTCGGAGGTGGGACGCCAAGTAGGTGCCGCTGCTGAACGGGGTGCTGTGCTGGAACGTGGAGGGCACAACATTTTTGACAACGTGGATGGTTTCGCTCATCTAAACGATGAGGACATGCGGCTGTTTGTTGACATGATGAAGGACAGCGCATCCAATTGGGGGCCATGGAGGGTGTTGTCTGGCAACGCCGAGTTGGATGAGGCAATGGTGGTGGCCGCTGACCTGTTCCAAAAAATGAACAGCCCGGTGGAAGTGGAAGGGTTCGCCAAGGGGTTTGATGCTTTCCAAAACTGGTGGAAGGCTGGCGCTATAGCCACCCCCGGGTTCATTAACCGGAACGTTTTCGGTGCGTTTTATAATGCGTGGCTGTCCGATGTGGACCTTAACGAGATTGTTCGTGCCGGGTTCGCCAGTAGCAAGATTGGTGCTTTGGCCCGCCGGGAAAACATTACGTTTATGCAGGCGGCACAGCGGCTTGCGAAAGACAACGACTACTTCAAAGACTATGTGCGTCTGCTGGAACTGGGTGTACGCGGCAAGGGGCAGGCAACCCGCAGTGTGCAACTGGGGGGGCGTACCCAGTTGGGGCAGGAAAGCCAAGGCGTTCTGGATCAGGTCGCTACAGGTTTGCGTTGGGCGAAATCTATGGACATTTACATTCCTACGGGTGGGGGCCGTGCCCCCATCAGGGCGTCTTTGGCACCGTGGTCTTCCAACTTTGCACTGTTCCGGGTTATACGTTCAGCGAACATGCAGGCGGAAGATGTGATCCGGTTAGGTACCGGCATGGACATGTTGCGATGGGGTGGGTCGTTGGATGATGCGTTAGATCGTATTGCGACTACACAGTTCGACTATTCGGAACTAACTGCCACTGAGCGTCGCTTCAATCAGCGACTCATCCCGTTCTACACTTGGGTGCGTAAGAATGTTCCCTACCAGTTGGAACGGTTGGGTCGCAACCCGTCAAAGTTCAACCGGATTTTGACCACCAAACGTAACCTTGAGTTCGGTACCGAAGATAAAGGTGACGTTCCCGATTTCTATTTGGAACCGTACGGGATTCGCCTGCCGTTCAGTTGGGGCGGGGCAAGAGTGTACTCTGTCCCCGACATACCATTTCAGGATGTGTTCCGGTTGGACCCAACCCGTCAGAAGGAAGGCGAAGGTATCACATACGGGGTGGGGGAGTTTGTGAATCAGGCAATCTGGCAGATGTCGCCAATCGTTAAGGCGCCGATTGAATTTTTCCAACAGAGCCGGTTCCTTTCCGCCCAGTACGGCGGTGTGCCGTTCTCTGGGGAGTTTGAGGAAACCCCGTCGGTTATCACCAACTTTATGGGGGTAGGTAACAAGACGTACATGCCGTTGCTGGAGTCAATCGGGTGGGCACGCAAGGAGAAGGGCGAATGGCAGATGCGGGACCATCACGTCAATCTGATTTTGAACCTACTACCAACGTTGTCGAAGTTTCGGAGACTGTGGCCATCTGAGGAAAAGTTTCAACAAAACTTTGTGCCCGCTGTGATATCCACTTTCGGGGGGATCAGTGCCCGTCCGCAAACTGAAGAGGTTCAGTCCAATTGGCGAGACTGGGTGAAGATTCGTGAGCGTGAACGGAGACGCCGTGCTGGTATAGCGCCGATTCCGACTCCTCGTAGGGATCCTGATGCTCCGGGCGGCTTCGGGGGGGGCGGGTTTGGTTCCGGCGGTAGTTGGGATTAGATTTATCCTAGGATAATCGGGACAAACGAGGCTTTACAGTGATGCTCTATCTATCCAGAACACAGTGGGGTGCGCAGCCACCGAAGGGTGGCTCGTTCACCCGGTTGAACCGGTGGCGTGTAACCGGTGTTGTCGTGCACCATTCCGGTGTGGAACGCCCACCGCGTGGCGTGAACGCTGTGAAGGCGTATGAACGGCACCATCTGTCCAAGGGTTGGGATGGCATCGCCTACAATTGGCTTGTGGATGAAACGGGGACAATCTTTGAAGGACGAGGCTGGGATGCACGCGGAGGGGCCACCAAAGGATGGAACTCGAAATCCATCTCCATCTGCTACACGGGTTACGGGTACCGGCAGCCTAATGGCAATGTTCTTAAGTCGTTCCAGACGTTAGTTGAGGAGGCGGAGGCCCGTTTCAAGAAGCCTCTGTGGGTGACTACGCATCGTCGGAAGAGTCAGACGACGTGTCCGGGTGACTGGTTGGGGAATTGGGTGGAGGGCGGCATGCAGTCCACGTTTATTCCTGATGTCACCGATTGGGATGCGATCATACGGTACGTACAGGATTTGAAGCGGCAGGTGACGGTGAAGCCGTTGCGGCGGGGGGCGCGCGGGCAGACGGTGCGTGTCGTGCAGGGCCATTTGAATCATCGCGGTTTTGATGCCGGGGTGGTGGATGGAATCTTTGGCCGTCGCACCAAGGCGGCGGTGAGAAAGTTTCAGGAAGCGCAGGGTTTCTTGAAAGTCAACGGGGTGGTGAACGGTGACACGTTCAGCGCCTTGTTCTTACAGTAAGGAAGGTTATGCCAAAGGGTAAAGGGTATGGAACGTTTGAAGACACGTTCGGGTCGCAGGACGATCAGCCGTACAACTCCACGTCATCGTTCAACATGTGGGACATGAGCCAGAAGGCTAAGAAGGCTGCAGCGTATCTGCGGAACACCAATTTGGGGAACGCCGCCTTTGGCGGTCGCCCCTTCGGGAAGTAGGTCACTATGAAGGATGGTTCAACACCGAAGAAGGTTAAGGCCGGTCGGGTGCTGGTCACGAGCGTGCAGTCGGGAACAATTTTTCGTCCTCCGGCGGGTCAGTCTAGGGCTGATGCACGCAGGGAACTGTTCGGCTGATGGTCGGTAAGAAAAGGCCACGTCGTCCCGGGTACTGATCATGCCTCTCAAGCGGGGCAAGGATCAGGCTACTATTGGACGCAATATCGGCAAGTTGATTTCTGAGGGTTACGCTAGGGATCAGGCGTCGGCTATCGCGTACGATTATTCTAAGCGGTCTAACAAGGGGAAGAAGAAGTGAACAACATGTTGGAGCGGGCGGCATGGACTTTCGCCCAAGCATTTCTGGCAGTGTTTGTAATATCCGATTTGGCGTCAGCCAAGATGGCTCTGGTTGCGGCTGCTGCTGCGGCTCTCAGTGTCGTTAAGACTTACGCTCAGGATCGTGTAACGAGGTAGTCATGGATGATGCCGACCTTGATGCGCGGTGGGAGCGTTTCATAAACGAGCAGGGGCGTACCGTAGAGAAGGAAATCTACGATGCGTTGCAAGAGGACGCCCACCTGTTTGACACTATGGACGGCACCCACGCCAAGTGGGCTAACGATGGGCTGCTCGGTTTGCTACTCGTGTTCAACGAGGATGAGGCTGAAATGCTGTTGGCGGCGTTTCACGCCAGCCTTGAGGGTGTTGAGGACGCCACGTACGCTTGGGGGGTGTGGATTACTTCCCTGATGGGGATGATCCGTCAATGCATGACTAGCGTTCCGGAAGACAACTAGGTCCGTATCCAGTTCTGTACTTTAGGGTTGGCTACAAGTTTGATCACAAGTTGTTGCCGTATCCTATCTCGCCGTCGGGCCAGCGACGTTTTCGGGATGCCCAGCACGTAACCTAGTTTACGCAGCGAGTTTCCCTGCACCAGTAGTTGTTCAATAATGTATTTGTCTTCGGGTGACAGTGAGTCGATGGCGGCCCCTACGGCTTCTTTCAACTCTAGGGTGCTGACGATGGAGGGGATGCTGACGCACCATTCGGCTCCGGGTGCCAACTGCATCAGGACTTCCAAATCTGTTAATGATCTGGTGGTCATTTGTGGCTGCCGATGGTTTGCGACACGAAGGTATTCGATTTGGTCGGGGGGGTACGGGAATTCTCTTACGTTGGGCATTGCGCATCCAAGGTAGCCTAGTGTTGTGGCTGCTTGGCTGCTGAACTAGTATACCCTACTCAGGCAACTTTGGGAGGGATGCCGGGTTCGTGTCATCCATGTGTAATGCGCTGATGGCAAGATTGTAACAGTCGATGGTTGGGGACCAGCCGTTGCCGGGGTCTTGCCACACTCCGGCTTCCATGAAGGTGGACTGTTCAAGGAAGTCCATTTTCGGCATTGCCCCCAGATACCACGCCATAGTGCAGTCTTTGAGGACGCGGACGAAAGCGTAGTAGTCGCAGTTCTGGTGGGTGCCGATTGCTGCCACGGAGCATTCGTAGTGGGGGAGTGGCGGGGTGGTGACACATTTGGATTTCACGTCCACGGTGTGGCCGTCTGGCATTACCACATCCCAGTCGTATGTGTTGTTCTGGTTTGCTCCAGTGATTTTGGCGAAGATCATTTCACCAAGGAATCCGTACACGTTCCCTTCGCCTCGCCGGATGGAGTTGTTCAACTCGCCCATTGCGTCGGCCATCCGTAGCGCCGATTGATGCATTTTGCGCGGGATCCCAAACTCGTGCATTACTCAACCTTGTCTACTTTTACGGCGAGGATGCGGACGACCTGCCCGTCGTCAATCCACGCTACACCGTTGAGGGCATCCAATGTGAGTTTCACATAGTTGTCCAAGTCTCCTCTGAGGGTGCGTGCGTCGTGGGGGGATTCTTGAACGGTCAGTAGTGTCTCGGTCGGGGTGTATGCGAGGTGTACCTCTACTGGTCCTTCAAACAGGTCGCCTTTCGCCTGCCGCCATGCGGCCGCTATTTCTTTCTCCTCGTCAAGTGTCCCCTTCGGCGTGAAGACCTGCCCCCTCTTGTTATGCCGGGGGCGTGCTTTCACCTTGGGGCGTCGACTGATTTTCACGGAGAAACTTTTCACTATCGGACCATGCTTTCTTGTGGGCTGCGCTTAATAGGCTGTCTAAGAGGGCGCCACCGTCGGGCCGCTTGGCATATTTGCCTCCCCAGTCGCCGTCGGCCTCTCTGAGTTCCTTGGCAATGTCGCCATCCCTGTATCCTTGACGGATCATGTGGCATGCGAGGCTGAACAGTGTGCCGGAGCGGTCCCCGTGGGGTTTGTCCGATGTGATGCGGGGGCCGTTGCGGCGGATTGCTTCCGCCGCACCAGTCAACCTGCTGCCTGTGTAACTGTATGAGGTGCGGCGTACCGGTGCCGGTTCGTTCCCCTTGTACAGTGCTACTGCTGCCTTCCACCGTTTCTCGGTGATCCGTGTCTGTAACGCTGAAGCAACGAATGTGTCTGCGAGGGGGATCTGCGAGTAGGAGGCTTCCGGGTTGAGCATTTCCTGCTGTCCGGATTCACGCAACGCCGGGTACGGGAGCCGCATCCCGTTACCTATCTTCTTCCCAACGAGCGATACCTGTTTCGGGTTGACTTCTTTGGTGGGGGCACCCACCACGTTGCATACACCAATCAGGCCGTCCCGTACTGTTCGCGCCGCTAGTGGTTCGGTGAAGAACACCCACAGGTGGAAGCCTTTGGATCGGGAGCGTTCCACCCAGCCGACGACACCTATCTGGGTTAGCACTTCGTGTACGTTCCGGGCGTGAACGAGGGACTCTTCACGACCCTCATCCCAGTCTACGCACCCCCACCACGCTGTAAAGCCCTCTAAGGCCCCTTCCGGGCCGTGTGACTCCATGAGAGGGTACACGCCTATACCTTCTCCATCTTTGGACAGGTGGCCCTCTACGGCCCTCAGATAGGCCTCTCCGGTGGCCGCGTAAAAAGACCCGTCAGGGTTCTCCATCGGGTAGAAGCCGCCATCGGACAGAGACTGCGCCATGCTGCCCCCCTGAAAGAGAGAAGCGAAGCCGCTAACCGTGTCTGCTGCAGGAGTTCTGTCCATAATGTTTACGTGCGGGTCGTATCCGGTATCAATTCTTCATGGTAGGGGTGAACGTGACCGCACACCGGATCCATGTAATAGGTTTGATCCAGCATCTTAGCGGTACGCTTGTTCTTGCACAGATTCAGGTTGATACTGTTCTCATGGTACTGCGTCTCCCAGTGGGACAGGTCGTTGCGGTCCTTCTTACGGTACACCTCCAGCACGAAGATCGCTTCATGTTCGCCACCGTACCGGCCACCGTACAAGCCTGCAGCATGACCGGGTGGTGAACTACCTCTACCTGACTGATGCACCAGCCCCAACGGGACACGCTGATCTTTCGCCCACCGTTTCACAGCCTGCGCCTTACCGGTCACACCGGCAGCGTCAGCGTCACCGCCCGGCAGCAGTTCCAGATAGTCGATCATGCAAAAGTTCGGGTCGCATCCCCACCACGCCCGCGCCTCATCAAGAACGCGGGCCATCTCGTCAAGATGTATTGCCTCGTCAACAATGGCTACACGGGACAGTTCCTGTGTCGCTGCACGTTCCAGATCCGACAAGGTGTCCTTGTCTCCCGCCTTGATGGCATCTTCCACATCCTCAGAGGAACGCCCCTTCAACAGGCAGAACATTTTCATCAACACGAGTTCGCGTGGCTCATCCAACGAGAAGATGACTGCATGTGTGTCATGATGGTTGACAAGGTTCCATACGATGCTGTTCAGCAGGATCTGCGACTTGCCGGTGTGGGATCTGCCCAGAATCATCATCACTTCACCCCGGCCGATGCCACGGGTGGCGAGATCAAACTCTGGGAAACCCAGATACCAGCGTTCCGTGGGGTTCTGAATGAACCCCACGAGACTGTCAACAACTGTGCTGGTGAGCGGAAACCGTTTAGGTCCCTTAGGTGTGTCGGTTACCTCAGGGAGAGGTTCACCTTCACCTGATCGGGCTATCGCATCAGCCAAACGTAAAGCCACTTCCCCTTCGGAAAGTATGGTTGCCATCAGATTATCCTAAGATAATTCTAGCGGGACACCTTCTGACTGATCTGGTTACCGATCTCCGTCAAAGCCTCACCGGCCTTACCAGTCTTGGGGCACACGAAGAAGTTCGGGAAGTTTGCCGACCCGTCCTTGCGTGTCAACCACAGTCCCTTGCCGTCAGCGGATCGACGGTACGCTGGGCGCTTCGGGTTCTCGTTGCCATCCAACTGTTCCGGCCAGTTCGTAAACCACTTGCTGCTGTTGTTCATCACGTCCCGCCACAGATCGTCCTGTGTACCACCTCCGGATGTAGCGGCTGGTTGTGGCTGGGCGGCAGCCACGGCAGGACTCTCGTTGCCCCCGGGAACGCTTTTCTGCAACCGTCGTACCGCCACCTCCGTGATCTCGTAGCCGATACCCAACGACTCGTAGTTGGCGGTAGCGAGCCTGTCACTCCACGCTGACTGCTCCCCCATGACCTCTTCCGCCGAAGCACCAGCGTCCATGGAGAACTCCACCGACGACGATGCTTCTTCCGATTCGTAAGGTGCGACCTGCATCACACTGCGGCGTGTCACCGTAACCCTGATATCATTACTTTTTGCTGCTACCATGGTGTTGCTCCTTATAGTTGATTCCATGGATCTGGTCCCGCAAACCTACCCCTACAGGTAGACCATGCCCCGCACCATTTGGGGGAGCAATGCCAGCCCGTCATATTCAACGGCCATACTGGCAGGTCAGCGGATATTAGGGTACCAGCAGAGCGGGCCAGCGCAACCAGACTCGCCCACTCCGCTGGTCCATACTCTACAAGCGTCCTGTGAACATCACCCTTCACAAGATGCACGAACTCAAACCCCGGAGGGTCGGTAGCCATACCGTCCTTGACGGCAGCCCATGTGTACGCAGCGGCCTGCACCGACCACCGTTTCTTCTCCCACTCGGCGGACGGCTTACGCCCCGGGTTTTTCCAGTCGATGATCGGCAGGCCGTCCTCCTGCACGCAGTCCACGGTGCCCTG